AAGATGCCGTTGTCGCCGCAGCGGAACCCTTCGCTCTGGTTGTTTGCGAGGTGGGTGTCCTGTGGCACGATGGTCAGGTCAATCTGGATGAGACCTGCGATGCGCCGGATGGCGTTGTGGATGGCTCTGACTGCCTCCGGCATGAGCAGCGGAGCAGAGGTCTCAACAATGACGTGACACACGCCATGCCCGATGAGGACCTCCACCGCGATCTTCGGGTCAGGCTGGACCTGATAGGCCAAATCCACAATCGCGCCGGCAATGCGGTCAGCGATTTTGTCCGGGTGGGACGGGTTTACTTTCTCAATCATGAATAGCCTCCTAACTGCCCAGCTCAGTTACTGAGCATGATGTCAGGAATCAGGAAGATGATGGTCACATCTGCCGCTTCCTTCGCTCTCGCCCTGTCGGGCAGCTTGGACACCATGACGTTTTGCGCGAAGAACATAGAACCGCTGTCGTTGGCATCCGTGATGGCGAGGTTTGCCATCACATTGCGTTCCGCGCACTGTTCGAGGAAGGCTACATCGGGAGAATCCTGCTGAAGCGTGATGGTCAGCTTGCCGGCCTTGTTCGCGTTCAGGATGTAGGTGCTGTCGCCCTTCACACCCTTCTTCAGCGTGACGTTATCCTCGTCGCGGGCGAGGGTAAACATACTGTCACCGAACATACGGAGCTGCCGGTTGTTGTAGGTGATATTCACCTTCATGGGGTCATAAGTCTGCAACATGGTTTCTCACTCCTTCCTTACAGCGACACACGCAGGACGCCTTTGGTTTTTACCTGATGCACAGCGCCGGACAGCAGAGCCTCCCAAATGATGTCAGGCATCACACGGTTGCGGCGCTGCTCATCGGTGCTGTCCGCGTACTTCGGGATGTTGATGGTGAACACACCGGCACGGGTCTCCGGGTCTCTGGCGATGATGTTGTGGTCTTCGTCCGCAGCTTCGGCAAGAGCCTGAGCGGGGGCGGTGGCGATAAGGCCGAACCCGTCATCACCGTAGTTGATGTTGGCGTTTTCCAGCAGCATATCATAGAGCAGATCGCGCATCCGCTTTGCAATCCAGTCCGCGCCGAGCACGATGTCGATGAACTCACCATCGAGGCAGGTGCCGTCCTTAACGTACTGCCGCTTGTACTCCTCCGTCAGATAGTTGACGTGGTTTTCCAGCAGCGCATCGCGCTCGCCCTCGGTCAGCTTGGGCAGGGAGATGAGCTTCTCGCCCTCGCTGGTGTCGGCGTTGCCGTCCTGCGGGCGCTTGAACTTCCACGTCACGGACTTCGGGTAGAACGGGCCGACGTTGCCGGTGTAGGAGGCGTCAGGCTCCTCACTCAGATACTGCTCATCGGTGTAGATGACAGCAGCACGGGAGGTCACGCTGGCGAACTTCTTGTTGCTGGTCTGGCCCATGTAGAACTTTCGGTGGTCCTCGACGCCAGCGCCCAGCTCCGCTTCGGACGGCTCGCTGGCCTCCGCGAACTTGGCAAGGGCGATGACATACTCATCTTCGTCCCGGTCAGTCAGCAGGTAGTACCAATCGTTGTCCACGTCGGACTGGAACTGCTTGATGGCGTTGATGAGGTTATCAGCGGCACTCACCATGTCCGTGCCATTCACGAACTCGGCAGCCGCCTCGACCACCACAGGGGCGCTCAGAAGCTCATCCTCGAAGACGTCCACCATCTCGGGAATGGTGTCAGCCTCGCCGCCCTCAGTGGCGGTGTAGCGCACCACAGCGCCCTCAACGGCAGCTGTGTAGGTCTTGCCGCCCTTGGTAAAGCTGGTGTCGGCGAACAGAGCTGCAAGCTGCTCTGCGGTTGTGACAGCATCAGTAGTCGTGATTTCGACAACTGCCTTGTCATCCCCGCCAATCCGCGCCCACAGGGTCTTGCTGGCCTCGATGGATGGCGCACCAGCGAACGTCACGGCAAAGGAGGCCGTGGTCGCAGGAGACGCGTTGGGCGGGGCAAAGCTCACAATCTTGAACTTGTCCAAAAGGGTTTCCGCAAGGGTGGTCTTGCCCTGATTGAACAGGGTGGTCGCCTTGCGAACGATTTTTGCATTGGGGCAGGGGCCGTCAGGCCCGTAGACAGCCTCAACGCTCGCTACGTCGCGGTACGTATCAACCGGGTACTCGCCGGTGGTAGACACGAGCAGGATGTCGAGGCTTTCCTTCTCGGTGGGCAGCGCGTCCCGCTGCACCACGACGATTACGTCTTTTGCCATAAGGCGTTCCTCCTTCTTAGGTTTTGATGTCTCCCGGGGTGGCTCCCGGACGCAGCACAGTGGTGGTCGGCACTTCGTCAGTCCGCACATAGGAAATGCGAATGTCGAACCCGTAGCGGCGAACGGAATCCTCCACGAGAAAACTGGTGCGATTTGTGACAGCGCCCACGTTGCTGATAACGATGTCCCCGTGTTCGGTCGAGAGACTGCGCCCGTTCAGCAGGAAAAAGCCATGGGCTTTCTCACACAGCGACAGCGCCTCGTCTTCTCCGAAGACGTACCCGTCATCAGTTTCACGGTTCATACTGCAAAAGGTGAAGGACAGCGTGGCCGATACCGGCTCAGAACGAACCAGCTTGAACTCCTCGCCTTCGCTCACCACCTCACGCAGTCCGAACCAATGGTCGGAAATGCGCGGAGCCAAAACGCTGTAGTAGCAGTACGGGAACTCCGGCATATCAGCGATCTGCTCGGAGAGATTTACCGGATGCCCGAGGTGAGCTTCCAGCCCTGCCACAATCACGTTCCGCGCCTGTTCAAAAGTCATGCCTTCTTCACCCCCTCCACAAGATAGCGGTGCATCGGGTGGATGGAGTTGTGGGATAGCTCTTGCTTGACGGTGTACTGCTGACCGTCGTATGTGTCGAGGATGATTTGTCCCGGCTCAATGTCCACGGGGTCATCCGTATAGAGTTTCTGAGAGTTCTGCGTGTACGACCCTTCCGGTAGCTGCTTCCAGTCCAAATTAGACAGCGGCATCACCACGCCCCAGAAAGACGTGACCGTCTCATCAACTGGTTTTGACTGTCCTCCGGGGCCGCGCACGTAGGTGCGCTTTATTACCGTCAGAATGTGCAGCAGCGCCCTCGGAAGTCTCGGAGTGTTGTAGAACATAGGTCATTCCTCCACTTTGTAGGCGATGCGGTCCCGGATGTGCGTACCGGTCTCGTACAGCGTGGTGTGCTGCGTCTTCTTGGAAAAGTTGGACGGCGGCTTGACCCGGTTATCGTCAATGAAGTTTTGGACCATCTGCGCTGCCTGAGCGCCGATGGCGTTTGCAGCGGCTGTCGCAGACGCCCTCCCATCAATCACCTTGTTCACCTGTTCGGAGACAAGGGAACCGAGCTTCTCCCGGTCAGCGTCAAAGCTGGCGCGGAGGAAAGAGCGTTCCGGCATCTTTTCAGTGCCGTACTCATGGATTTGAGCGACCTTCAGGACTTCGGAATCCACTTCGCCAACGATGCCGACCACAATCTTCTTGCTGGACATTTCCTCGCAGGCGGATTTCAACCGTAGGAAGTCCGAGAGGATGGCATCAATATTCGGCATATCAATACCTCCTGTACAGGTTGATGAGCTGTTTCCACGATTCCGGGATGGACTTGTCGAAGTTCCAAGTCACGTCCGAGATGGAGAACGAAGACAGGCCCTGAGAGCCGTTCTGCAAGTTGGTGTAGATTTGCGACACCATATCCCATAGCAGCCCTTCAAGGTCCGAAGGTAAGGTCTGAGGGTCATCAGCTGTAGCATCTTTCGGCAGGACATAACCAGCCGTGTAGCTAACCTCGATGACCCTCATGGGCGCTACGATATCGTAGGCCAGACCCCTTCGATACCCGGCCTTTAGCCATCCCTTGTCTCGGTAGATGACCCCGATTTCTCCGGTCTGAGCGTAGTCATAGGTTTCCGGGTCAACAATCTTGCCCTCCTGCTTGACGTACTCGACGCTGATGATGGGGTACTCCAACAAGACGAGTTCCTGCTGGCCGTCTGCGTCATACCACTGGTGGTACGAGTGTCGGCCTAAATGCCTGCCGATTTGCCGCTCGATCCACGATGAAGCTCTGTTAATCAGCAGCGTGATAATCTCATCCGTTCTCTCGTCTTCGATGTCTGCAAGACCCAGCATCAGCTTCATCCGGTCGAGGGTCGTTAATGCGTTATCTGCAAGCATATAGACCTCCTATGCAGACAGGC